ACAGGAGGTACAAAACAATGATGAAATCCGAATTTGAAAACCTTGCAGGTAGAGAAGTAACAGACGAACAGTACAGAGCAATCGAAACATTATACATGAGTAGCAACCTTGAAAAAACAGAATTTGTGAAAAGCATGAAACCAATACTCAAGAACATCCAGCAGCCGGAAAAGAAGAAAGACATCAAAAGAATGGTAGTGAGAGACCGGAGCGGTTACAGAAAAACACCGAACGGATGCTATTACCATATCGAATATGTTGAATTGGTAGACATCGACATCAAAACGGGAAAATACATCATCAAGCCACTTGAGGAAAAAGATTTTGAGAAACTGGCAAAAGACGGACACGATTTGAATTTAGACACATGGTTTGATTTCGATTATGAGGATTGCATCGACGAAAAGAAAAAGCCGATTGAATTGAATTATTAAAGCCGAAACGGGGCAGCAGTCGCCCCGTCAGTGTCCGGACGGCAACCGACACTCTGACGATGGCAAGCCGAAAGGCATCGGGCAGCGATACCGTGGGAAACATGGCAGCGGTCGCACCTGCTACAAAGTGCGTGGATGGTCAACAGGTTTTTCTTGATTTTTTAAGGTGAAAAATCAAAACACGGTGTACATTGCCGGAAAAGAGGTGGACGGGATGAAAAGACCGAGAGAACCACCAACAGGAGGAAACAAGATGAATATAGGACGAATATTGCCGACAGAGGCAGCAGCAATCCTCAATGTGTCACCGCAATTCGTGAGGGTAGCAATGCAACAGGGAAAACTCCCGATTGGAACGGCGGTGCAGATGTCCTCAATTTGGACGTATCACATTTCGGAAAAACTGCTTGCAGATTATTCCGGAAAGAACATAGAAAAAGAGATTGAGCGAATCCGAGGAGGTGTTGAAAAATGACGAGAAACGAGAAAAAGGCAGTGATTGAGAGCATGGCAGAAAAATTCATGAATATTGACGACCTTGAGGGAAAATCAATGACCATTATGGTGATGTCTGCGTATGCCGAGGGTAAGGCAGCAGGAAAAGCAGAGGAGCGTCGCAGATGGGAACAGAAAGAGACGGTTGCAGCCGTTTAATGAAAACACCCCGTCATAACGGCGGGGCAGTACATAGCAGGAGCAAAAACAAAGAAAAAGGCACTTGTTGCAGCAGGTGTCTGACAAATAGGAGGAAAAAGAATGGAAGTAAATCTTTACAACACAAACAAAAAATACAATGTAATCTATGCAGACCCGCCATGGTCTTATCAACAGTGGTGTAATAAAAAGCAGGGGGCAGCAAAAGCACATTACGAAACGATGAAACAAAAGGATATTGAGGAATTACCAGTTGAAAGAATTGCAGACAAGAACTGCATATTATTCATGTGGGCGACTTTCCCGAAATTGCAAGAGGCTCTTGCAACAATCAAAGCGTGGGGGTTTGAATACAAAACAATTGGGTTTTGTTGGGTAAAGAGAAATAAAAACGGTAGTTGGTTCAAGGGAATAGGATTCTATACTAAATCAAATAGTGAAGTGTGTTTGATTGCGACAAAAAGGAAACCACCGAAAAAGAGCGTACATCATACGGTATCACAGTTAGTGGAAACAGTGAGAGAAGAACACAGCAAAAAACCGGATGAAGTTAGAAAAAGGATTGTAGAGTTCACGGGCGATGTGCCACGAATTGAATTATTTGCAAGACAGGCAGCAGCCGGATGGGATTGTTGGGGAAATGAAGTCGGTAAATTCGAGGAGGTAAATGAATGAAAATAATATATATATGTTCACCGTATCATGCGGGTAGCGAAAAAATTTTAAAAAGAAATATTGAATATGCGAAAGAACTAACGAGAGAGATTTTGTTGAGAGGAGATGCTGCAATTACAGTTCACTTATATATGACGCAGTGCTTGTCAGAAGAAAACGAAAAAGAAAGAAATATCGGATTGACAGCAGGAATGGACATATTGAGAAGATGCGACGGAATCATTGTCGGCGAAAAATTCGGAATTTCGGAGGGAATGTCAAAGGAGATTAGATGTGCAAAAGACGGCAATATGACAATAGAATACAGAGATTAAGAAAAAGAAAAAGGACAACCATTGCAGTGGTCGTCCTTGTATCGACTGATTGTGTCAGTCGCTAACTGATAGAAATATTATAGCAAATCTGACACAAAAAAGCAACTTGAAAAGCGACCGAAAAGGTCTATAAAATCAAGGGTTTTCGGAACTTTTATCGTCCTTGTAATAGATAATAACAAGTCTACGAAAACATAACAGGAGGATTGTGTCAGATGGCAAGAAAAAGAGGGATGCAATATATCCCGTATGATTATGAGGCAGCATATAACAAAGCGATGGAGGACATGCACGAATGGTTCATTGAGAACCTGTTCCAACATCGAAAGAAAGTGATATATGCACTCAAAGAGATAACAGCAGGAGACCAGTTTGAAATTGAGATATATCCGCAGTTCCGAAGTATGGATGAAGTACCTCCGGAGGGGAGGACTATCAAGAAAGACAACAACAAGGCTCAAAAGAATCTGAATGACAAGAACGCAAGGAAATACGTTGAGAGACTAATCAATGAGAATTTCAGTGACCGTGATATTTGGATGACATTGACCTATGATGACGAGCATCTCCCACTGGACGGGGATGTGGATGCAGCAATCAAGAATGTGCAAAAGTATATCCGACGCATCAACTATCAGAGGAAAAAGAGAGGTCTCCCGAATGCGAAATATGTCTATGTGACCGCATACAATCCGGATGCGGAAATCAGATGGCATCATCACATTGTCATGGACGGAGCGTTAGACATGGAGACGGTTGAATCCTGTTGGAAACAGTCAAGCAGGAATGAGGTTCGCCGATTGCAGACGGACGAAAACGGTCTGTCCGGTATGGCGAATTATATCGTCGAGGAAAAGAACCGTGTTCCGTCGGAAAAGAGATGGAACAGTTCGCAGGGATTGAGAGACCCACGAATCAAGGTCGTTCATTCTAAACGTCCGGCAGCGGGAGGCAGTTATAAAAAAATAGGCTCATTCGTTGACAAGATGGTCAAGGACAGAGATTCCATTCCGGAGATATTGAAAAAGTGGTATCCGGACATGGATTTCACAAATGCAGCAGTGTACTGCAACGATTTTAACTGCATGTTTTATATACATGCACGAATGCGGAAAAGGAGGTCGACAGGTGAAAAGACGAATAAGACGAATAAGACGAATAAGACGGGCATTGAAAAGAGCAGGTTTGTATAATGCGTTTCACATCGCATTGATTGCGGTATTGCTGACAGGATTTTGTGTGATATTGTTCAATGTTAAAGAACCGGAGCAGCAGGAGGAAAAACCGGAGACAACGCAAGCGGAAGTGATACAGAATCCGGAGACAATGACACAGATGACAGAGAGTATCGAGGACAAATACAAGGTTTTTGACACCATGTCCGAGGACTGGGGGAGTGATGACCTTGAGGGATTCGTGTTCTACGACCTGCCGGAGAAGTATGCAGACAAAGGCTATTTTCCGGAGAAAATGCAGATATACACAAGATGTCTATGCAAGCAAAACGATGTTCCGTATGCCCTTATATTGGCAATCATAGAGTATGAATCCGGATATGAGTTCGACAAGACCGGAGACAACGGGAACTCAAAGGGATATATGCAGATATATGAGAAATGGCACACCGACCGGATGCAGAAATTGAACTGCACCGACCTCATGAACCCATATCAGAATGTGAAAGTCGGGATTGATTTCCTCTCGTATCTCCTCAAGAAATACGGAACGGTGCAGGATGCACTTGCAGCGTACAACTACGGTGAAAGAGGTGCAAGGGAACATTTGTGGAACAACGGCGTGTATGTCTATTCATACAACACGGCAATCATGCAGAGAATGAAAGAGATTGAGGAGGTGGTCGGGAAATGAGGTTTGACTGGAAACCGGAATCGAAAGAGAGGTATTTCCGAAAAGCAGAGGCAGCAGTCAAGGCAGCGGGATTCAATGACATCCTGCGGGTAGACAGAGACCAGTTTTCCGTCGTCAAGGGAACGGTCAAGGTACATTTCAAACCGATTTCGAGAGACGGGAAAACACGCCGATGGCGGGAGGCAAAGAGAACGATTGAGAACATGCATGAAGTGCCTCCGGCAAAAGACCAGTTCGGCAGGAAACACAAGAGCATTTTCATACATGCTTTTATGATTTTAGAAATGGAGGAGCAGGACGAATGAAAACATACAGACAGAAACATCCGTACATTGCACAAATCGGGTACATACTGCGGTACAAGCTGCAACGGTTCACATGGATGTTCAAGGTCAAGGATTGCAGACACATTTGTTTGTTCTGCGAATATTATGACACATGCAGACAGGAGGACAAAGGCAAATGAACATGAAATATGCAATGAGAAGTGAGGACACAGAGCAAATCAATGTTGTGTCGTGGGCGAATTGGAACATGAACCGTTATCCGGAATTGAGATGGTTGTTCCATGTACCGAACGGAGGCAGCAGAAACAAGCAGGAGGCAGTCAAATTCAAGCAGATGGGTGTCAAGGCGGGTGTTTCTGATTTGTGCCTCCCATATCCGAAAGGCTCATACTGCGGATTGTTCGTTGAAATGAAATTCGGTAACAACAGGCAGCAGGACACGCAAAAAGAGTTCCTTGCAGACATGGCAGCAGCAGGACATTTCGTCGCAACCTGCTATTCAGCAGAGGAGGCAATCAAAGTCATTGAGGAATATTTAAATCTATCGGATGCGTTGCACATGGAGAGGAATTTGAACATGAGCATCCCGAACAACAGCATCCTCAAGGATGGGAAAGTCAAGGGAGGCAGGTCATGACGCTTGCGGATTTACTCAACACATTAGAGAGTGCGGACATGCTGCGAATCATCAAGGGAGGCGAGGAGATGTTCGTCGGCTATCTTACATTATTTGCACCGGAGGTCGGTCACACGAACTGCACACTCTATGAGCAACACAAAAACGACACGGTCGTGAAATTCAGAGCAGTTCCGGAGATTACTCACAGGAAGTGGAAAGAATTGAACCTCATGTCACCATTACGACCGGACGAAACGCCGGATTTCAAGTTTCAAGAATTGCAAATGAAACTGTATTACACAATTTATTTATAACAGGACAATAACAGGAAAACAGGAGGAAAAGACATGAAAATTATTGCAGTAATGTCACCAAAAGGAGGAATCGGGAAAACAACGACATCCGATTCAATCGCCTATATGTTGGGCGAGGAGCAGGGAAAAAGAGTGCTTGTGTTAGATGGAGACCCACAGGGAGACACATCAAAGACGTTCGGGGTATATGAACCGGACGGAATCGGCATGAGTGAACTGCTTGAGAAACATGAATGTGTCGGAGGTACATATAAAACGGGCGATTTGATTCGATCGACCGACTATTCACACATTGACATCATTCCGGCGAATGGCTATCTCATGAAAACCGACATGAATCTGCTGCTCAAGTCAGAGGACAATCAAGTCACAAGGATGCGTGAGGCATTGGAGGAAGTATCTGACGCATACGATTATTGCATTTGTGATTGTGGTCGCTTGCTTGACATGGTCGTCATCAACATTCTGATTGCAGCAGAACTCGTCATCGCTCCGGTAAAGGTCGGAGGATATGAAATCGAGGCATTGCAGAACCTTGAGGAACAGATTGAGGATTTGAGAGACATCAATCCGGATTTGAGAATCAAGGCACTCATGACAATGCGACAGAAAAACAAGACCTCTCTTGAGGTAGAGGAATGGTTGAAAACAGAATCCGGATTTGACATGTTCGTCACACCGATTCGTCGTTCCATCGTTGCAGAAAAATCAACAACGGCGATGATTCCGCTCCCGAAATTTTCAAAGAGAGGAATCGTGTCTCAAGATTATAGATGCGTGGTGCATGAATTACTCAAGGAAATGGAGGGATAGACATGAAGAAAATTGACGGAACAGCAATCATAAGCATAGAAACGCTTGACGAGTTGAGAGAGCGTGAACAATGGTACAACAGTTTAAGAGAAACATTAAAAGGAATCGTTGCAGATATTGAAACAGAGGAATACGAAAAGGAAATAAAGAAAATCGACGATTCTCCGGATGAAATATCAGACGAGGAACTTGATGAACTAATCAAAAAAGCAACAGGAACAGTGAAAATTGTAATAAATGAAAATGTAATACGGAAACTGATTGCCGAGTTTATAGACGAAACAAAGAGTGATGTTCATTATGCAATCAGCGAGATGTCAACAGAGGAACTCAAAACGATTCCGTTGATTATACCAAGAGGGCAGCAGTCAAAGGGAGGAAAACAGGAGAAAAATATATGCGAAGTGTGCGAGGTATATATGACAGACGAAAAATGCGACCTTGAGGATTCTTGTCCGGCAGCAGGTGTCGTGAAACGTTTGAAAGAGGCAGAGAAAACAATCAAAGAAAAGGAAAAGATTATAAAAGAAAAAGAGAAAGAGATTCGTGACATAAAGAAAAAGTTATCAGATTCGGAACTGCGTCGCTCATACATGATTGACCCGATGGCAATAGGAGACCGTCACGAGATGGGAGGTTGATTCGGATGGCAGGAATGAGAGCAGTACATAAAAAAGACGGAACAACATTCAAGTTCAGCGGAGATTTGAGAGAGGCTATTGAAAAAGCGGAAAAGGAATTGAAAGAAAAAGACGGAACAGAACGACATACTTTTCTGAAATGGCAATATGACAACGCAAAAAAGGCACTTGAAACATATAACAGAAGATTGAAGGATTTGCACGATTTCATAAGACTGGGAAAAGAGGAACTTGAGAAGAAAGAAAAGGAGGAATAGACATGGGAAATATTGTGAAAACAGCAAAATGTAGATTCTGCGGTCAGATGACGCAGATTGAGGCAGATGAAAAACTGACAGCAGCACAAGCAGAGGAACAGGCAACAATGACATGTAACTGCACAGAGGCGGTCGAGTATCAGAAAGAGAAACAGAGGAAAGAAAAGGCAATGATGAATGTGTCTGCCTTGTTTGGAGAGAACGCAACACCGGACAAGAGATGCGGTGAGGGCATCGTGAACATCTTAAAGGCAGCAGTCGAGGAGATTTACACCGGAGGACTTGCGAAAGTCACATTGAACCTCCGAGGAGGGGTCAAAGCATCAATTTCACAGAATGCAAAGGGTGAAATCAACGTCGAGCGTACAGAGACAAAGAAACAGAAACTCACAGAGTAATGACAGGAGGTTGAACAGATGGCAGCAGGATTCAGCGTGAAAGACGCACTCAACAAGAACAGCAAAGCGGGGATTGATGAATCTCCGAGAGCGAGATTCCGGACAAAGGACATCTCAATTTTCAAGATGTACCGGAACGATATGAATTTTTACAGTGTGGAACAGGTCGAGGAACTGGCAGGAGACATCCTCATGTACGGATTGAAACAGAACCTTGAACTTGTATATGCACCGTGCGAAAAGGGCGAATATAGAATCGTGGCAGGTGAAAGACGGTGGGAGGCTCTCAAGTATCTCGTATCAAAGGGATATAAAGAATTTGAACTTGCGACCAGTAAATTGACGACACCGCAGGATGATGACGAGGAACAGGTTGAAATCATAATTGCGAACGCATATCGTACAAAGACCGTTTCAGACATGATTGAGGAGGAAACACGCCTCAAGGCATCTCTTGAGCGTATGAAAGCAGCGGGAAAGAAAATCAAGGGATACGACCTGCAATCCGGACGATTGAGAGAGGTGATTTCCTCAATGCTGCACATGAGCAAAACAAAGGTTGCTCAAATAGAGGCAGTCAACAACAATCTGATTCCGGAATGGAAAGAGGAACTCAAGGGCGAACGCCTCACATTTTCCGCAGCCTATGAATTGAGCGGGATGACAGAGGACGAGCAGCGGGAGGCACTGGGGAAATTTACAGAGACCGGAGAACTCACGCACAAAGATGTGAAAGATATGAAAGCAGAAAAGGCAGCAGGACAGCAGGTGTCAGAATCCGACACAGAGGCAGAAATCGGCATGAATCCTCCGGAGACAAAAGCGGGCGACGATTATGAAACGCCACATCCGGAGGGAATCACATCAATCTGCTATTCCTGCACCGAATATGAGACATGTAACGTCAAGACCGGAACATGTATCTCATGCGACCAGTACAAGAACCGTACAGAGGCATACAAGACCGACGAGCAGAGATATTCAGAGGAACAGGATGCAATCGACCGTGAGACAAAGAAAAAACTCCGTGAGATGGAGCAGGAGGAGAAAACGAAAAACCTCCCGTCAGATGCAACGGGGGAGATAAAGAGCATCAGAGTATCAAAGGAGAAATTCGAGGAATACACAGGAGAACATAGAAAACCGTACATGATAACAAAAGACGACGGTTTCAAGGTCGGAAATGTCGTCAAATTGGTAGTATTTGCAGCAGGCAAAGCAACCGGAGAAACAGCAGACATGAGAATCACATGCAAAGACGACGACAACACATGCAGCGGATTGACGGACGGATGGTGTGTCATTGGTCTTGTAGCAGAAAAGGAGGAATAATCATGAATGACATCAAAAGAGGCGAAATGTTCTATATCAGCAGAGGGGGGGCATCCTACAACGGGAGCGAACAATACGCAGACCGTCCGGCGGTAGTGGTTAGCAACAACAAGAACAATGAGAACAGCAATGTTGTTGAAGTTGTATATATGACCACACAGCCAAAAACAGACCTCCCGACACATGTGACAATAAGGTCAACAGGCAGAATCAGCACGGTATTGTGTGAGCAGGTTTATTCGGTATCAACGGAACGCATCGGAACATATATCGGAGAGACGACAGACAAGGAAATGGAGAATATCGACATTGCTCTCATGATTTCCTTGCAGTTGGATAATGGCATCAAGACAGCAAAAGAGTATTACAAGACCATCAAGGAACAGCAGGAGGAAATCGACAGTCTCAAGAGAGAAATTGAGATGTTGCAGCAGGAGCATGAGGATACAATCGCAGAGATTGAACAGGATGCAGCAGTCTATGTTGAGGAAAACAAGAAAATTGCGAATATGGCATCGGCAGAGGACACAATCAGATTGCAGACCGAAAGAGATACATACAAAACCATGTATGAACAGTTACTCAATAGATTAGTGAATGGAGGAGCAGCATGAACAAAAGCGAGTTAAAGGCAATATTTATCAATGCAAAGGCAACAGATGCGAAATACATCGGCGTGAGCATTCAGACAGAGGGCAGCAGTCAACCGGAAATCATCATCAATCCGAATGCGAATTTTGATGCGAAATTTGACTATTACATGGAGGCATACGATGACGATTTGATTCTGATTGCAGCAAAGGGCAAAAAGGACATCAGAATCACGGCAGCAGGGCAAGGAAACCGTTTCGAGGATATTGAATGTCAGTTATTAGGAGAGCGGGGCAAGGGTTGGAAAGAACTCATTGCAGGAGCGATTGACAATGCGTATGAGAAAATGATTGCAACCACACCTCCAACGACAGAGGAGGAACAGACCCATTGTGAAATGATAAAAGAGGCAGTCAAGGGAATGTTCATCAATGAGAGCAGGACGGCAGCAGAGGCAGAGTTCATCAAGACACACATTGTCGACTATGAGAAAATATTCGATGTGTGCATGAATGGTGATGACCTTGAGTTCAAAAAAGGACTTGTCAGATTGCAGAAAATGCAAAATGAATATGTTATGCAGCGGGAAAATGACTGATAGAGAAAAAGAGGCGTTCATCGGCGGGATAGAATTTGCGAGAGACTGGAATCTCGACATCCCGCCGGATGATTTGCGTTTATACGAGAGATTGATTCAAGAAAGGACAAAAAAAGAGAATGAACAAAGTCATATTGATGGGTAGGCTCACAAGAGACCCGAATGTAAGATATACACAGCAGAACGGTTCACAGGAATCCATGTGTGTGGCACGTTATACACTGGCAGTCGACCGGAGAGGTGCAAGAGACGGGCAACAGTCGGCAGATTTTATCTCATGCGTGGCATTTGGGAAAAACGGCGAGTTTGCGGAAAAATATCTGAAACAGGGAACAAAAATTGTTGTTACTGGCAGGATTCAGACAGGCTCATACACCAACAGAGACGGGCAAAAGGTATATACGACGGATGTTGTGATTGAGGAACAGGAATTTGCAGAAAGTAAGAAAGTAGCAGGAGAACAGGCAGAAAACGCCGGATATACAGACACAGGAGACGGATTCATGAGTATTCCGGACGGCATTGACGGCGATTTGCCTTTTATGTAAGCGAAAAGGAGGGTTGTGATAATATGGGAATCTTAAAAGGCATAATTGACAGATTTCGGGCGATGGGAAAGACAGAAAATGAGATTTCGAGCATCGTTGAGGCAGCAGCGGACAAGGCGACAGTGAATCCGAATGTTGCAAAGAATGAAAATCCACAAAAACCGGAAATCAAGATTGAAACAACAGCAGAGGCGTTCGTTGAGGCAGTTTTGCAAATGGGAACGACTTTGCAACAGGCAAAAACGGCAATTTTGAAAATGAGCAGTTTGAGAGATGCGGAAAACCGCAAAAACACGAATAACTGGCGTAAAATGCACGGTCTGCCTATGAGAAGAAAGCAGAAAGCGAGGAAAAAGCATGAAAGAGGAAAAGGAGCAGACTGTCATTGACAAAACCTTGCTATATCTTGAGAATTATCGTGAAATGGAACGATATATCAAGGATGCAGTGTCAGAGACCTCACAAGTGCCGGATATAGGCAAATACAACATATCAGCAGAGAAAGCATTCCTCCAATCAATCAGAGAGTGTAAGGCAGAGACAATCATCCTGTTTGAGCATCTGAAAAAGGCTCTTGCATCGTTGAAAGAAGATGCAGAGGCAGCAGGTGAGGGGTATAAATACGACGCTCTTGAGGCGGTCTATATAAAGGGCATGTCATACGAGGATATAGTGAGGGAGATAGGATGCGGACGCAACTCACCGAAAAAGTGGTGCAGGGTGATGATTCAGCGGTTGTCAATCAAGTTATTCGGTGCAAAAGCGATTGAAAATGATAAAAACGGAGTGAAAACAGGGTGAAATGAGGGTGAAAACAGGGGTAAAAAGTGGGTGAACAAAAGACAAAATAAACGTGATAATATGTTAGCGTGAACAGTTGAGACGAGCGATTGCAGATATGCAGTCGCTTTTTTCTTGCCTGTTTGCCCTCCTGTTATATGCGGGTGGGATATACACAGTCATGTGCATAACTGCCCGCCTCTTGTGGATAACACAGCAGGAGAACACAGCAAGAGAGGAGAACACAGATGCTATTGAAATCATGCAGGTGTGGGAAGTTGATTCCGCAGTCAATGAAGATGTGCGAGGAATGTGAGCAACGGCAGCAGTCGAGACACATGATATATAACAACACACGGCGAGACGAGAGAGCAGCAGAGTTCTATGTATCAAAGGAATGGCGGGCAATGCGAGAGCGTATCATTGAGGTCTATGACAACGTAGATATATACGCATTATATGTCGAGCATGAGTTGCTCACATGCAATCCGGTTCACCATATCATTGAACTTGAGGACGACTGGGAACAGCGTTTGAATCCATTCAACCTCATACCTCTCAACCATAAGACACACAACACAATCACTGCTTTATATAAGCAGAGCAAAGCAAGTATGAGAGCAACACAAAAACAGTTGAGGTCACTGATTGAGTACCACTTTCGAGAGGCAGGGGGATATAAAAAAGTTTTGTGCGATTCGTTTTTAGTCGCACCCCCTTTTTTCCTTGGAGAAAACTCCCCACGGGAATTTCAGTAGAAAGGTATATCCGAAAGAGGTGTCAGAATGTGACACAAAACACTGAAATGCTGACGGAAAGGAGGTTTGTTGCATCATGGCAGGACAGAGACAACCCACAGATTTGGTTGTAATGAACGGGCGAAAACACCTCACAAAAGCAGAAATTGAGGCACGGAAAAACGCCGAGGTCACAGCACCATGCGACAAAGTGAGACCTCCGTCATATTTGACACCGGAACAAAAGAAACAATTCCGGAAGATTGCGAAAGAATTACTCGAAATCAAGCTGATTTCAAACCTTGATTGCGACGCATTGGCAAGATTACTCATTGCACAAACACAGTACATCGAAATCACGGAACAAGTCAGAGAAACTCCATTGATGGAGGATGTTCCAGTCTATGAGACGAGGGAAAATTCGGACACAGGCGAAAAAGAACGTGTGCAGGTCGGTACAAGACAGGTCGTGAACGGAGAAAGAGAACGCCTCATGATAATTCAAGACCGCTGCATGAAACAGTGCAGACAGGGGGCATCAGATTTCGGATTGACAGTTTCCTCCCGTTGCCGTTTGGTTGTACCGAAACCACAACAGCAAAAGCCGGAGAATAAATTTGCAAAATATGCAAATTAAGGCATGGCAAAAGCAGGAGAAACACAAGACCGCTGCACACAATACGCCCTTGATGTCGTATCGGGTAAGATAACAGCCGGAGAATATGTCCGTCTTGCGTGTCAGAGGCATCTTGACGACATCGAAAAATCAAAAGCAGCACCGTACAAATACTATTTCGACGTTGAAAAGTCGGAGGAAATAATCAATTTCGCAGAGGAGTTGACCATTGCAGAGGGTGAGGAAAATGAGCATGTGACGGCATATCCGTTCCAGTGTTTCATTTTGGGTTCGCTCAACGGATGGAGAACAAAGGAAAAGTCATACAGACGTTTCAGAACATCCTATGTGCAATTAGGCAGGCAGAACGGAAAATCGTTCATCAATGGTATTCTTGCATGTTATTACGGCAATTTTGATGGGTACAAGTACGGAAAAATCTTTTGTACGGCTACAAAGCAAGACCAAGCGAACATTGTTTTTGACGAGGTTGCAAAATTCATCAACTCTGACGAGGATTTGTCAGAATGGTTCAAGGTGCATGACCACAATCACACGATTGATTGTCTGTTGACACATTCAGAAATCAAAGCGTTGTCCGGTGATACAAAGTCACTCGACGGACATCGTGCATATTTGGGAATTGTCGACGAGTATCACGCACACAAAACAAATCAGATGTACAAGTTGCTTGAGGGTGGTATCAAGAAACTCAAGTCGGCGTTGATTTCGGTCATCACGACAGCAGGATTCGACCTCAAGTCGCCATGTTACAAGTTATATGAGTATTGCTGCAATCTACTCAAGGGCGTTTTCGAGAACGACAGTCAATTTGTGTATATCGCACAGATGGACGAACACGATGACAGATACACGCCGGAAAATTGGATAAAAGCAAACCCGATTCTTGAATTTGACAGGGATGCACTTGAAAATCTGATACCGATTGCACACACTGCCCGTGACATGGGCGGTGAGGACTTGAGAGATTTCCTTGTCAAGCAGCTCAACATGTGGATGCAGTGGTCAAATTCATTGTACATCAAGGATATTGCATCATGGAAAGCGTGTGCCGTTCTGAAATCACTCAAGGATTTCAGAGGGTCAAAATGCTATGTCGGAGTTGATTTGTCATCCGGAGGAGATTTGACCTCAATCGCAATCGTGATTCCGTTTATGGTGGAGGACACGAAAAAATATTTTGTTCACACACATTCGTTCATCCCATCCTCAAGAGTGGATGAACACATCAAGACCGACAAAGTACCGTATGACGTATGGATTGAAAAAGGTCTTGTGACGGTAACGGAAACACTAGGAGGAATCAAGACAGATTATAAATACATCATAAAATATCTTGAGGATTTAGTGAGAGAATACAACCTCAAACCGCAGTTGATTTGTTACGACCCGCACAATGCATCGGCGTTCCTGTCAGACCTTGAGGCGATGGGATTCGATTCAATCTCTGTCACACAGACAGCAAAAGAGTTGAACGATGCGACAGTTGATTTCAGACTTGAGATTCTTGCGGGCAATGTGGAAATCGAGGGAATGGAAGTCGGCAAAGAGGGAAACAAGATAGTTGTTCCAGTTGACAGCCTACTTGTTTGGTCGATTGCAAACGCAAAGACCATCTCGAACAACTACGGTGAAATAAAGATTGACAAAGACATCACGACAGAACGAATCGACCCGATTGACGCTATCATCGACGCATGGAAACACGCAATGAAAGAGGAGTACCGACCGGATGTGAACGAAACTGTCAATGAATGGCTTGAGCAATTTGAAAAATACATGAAGAAAGGCGGTGAGAAATAAATGAATCCGTTTCAAAGACTAGGAGCAAAAATTTCAAATTGGTGGAAAGGCGAACCACAGGACAGCGGGGGCAAAACGACATTGAACTCACCGTCATTCCTTGAGCGGATAGGACTGAAAAGAAAAGGAAAACCGACATCGGAGGTCACATATTTCACATGTCTCAAGATGCTGTCGGAAACCCTTGCAAAAATGCCTATCAAATATTATCAGAAAACGGACAAGGGAATCATTGAGGCAGAGGCGACAGATACATCAAAACTGCTCTCAAAAAGACCGAATCCGTTCATGACACCAACAACATTTTGGAACACGGTTGAAATCAACCGTAACCACTACGGAAACGCATATGTGTACATGAGAAAGAAGTTTGATCGAAAGAAATTCGGCGGTGAAATCAAAACCGTTGATTTGTGGGTCATGCAGTCAAATTGTGTGCAGATAGTCGTTGACGATGCAGGGATATTCGCAGGAGTGGGGCGTTTGTGGTACGTCTACACAGACCCGACATCCGGTCGTCAATATGTGTTCAGTACAGACGAGGTGATGCATTTCAAGACATCTTTCAGTTTTGACGGAATCACAGGACTACCAGTGCAGCAGATATTAAGAGACACGGTTGCAGGTGCATCCGAATCACAGGCGTTTATGAATAATCTGTACGAGAGCGGTCTGACGGCAAAGGCAACTCTTGAATATACCGGAGAATTGAACGAAAAGGCAAAATCAGCACTTGTCAAGTCGTTTGAGGAGTTCGGCAGCGGAGCAAAGAACACAGGAAAAATCCTGCCTGTTCCGTTAGGAATGAAACTCACGCCCCTTGACATCAAACTGACTGATTCGCAGTTCTTTGAACTGAAAAAATATAATGCCCTGCAAATCGCCGGAGCGTTCGGAGTGAAACCGAATCAAATCAACGACTATTCAAAGTCGTCATATAGTAACAGCGAAATGCAGCAGTTATCGTTCTACGTTGACACAGAACTGTTCATCATCAAGCAGTACGAGGAGGAAATCAATTTCAAAATGCTGCCGGATGAAGATGCAGACGACGGATATTATTACAAATTCAACGAAAAAGTATTATTCCGAACCGATTCAAAAACACAGATGGAATATTTGAGAAACGGTGTCGGTGGAATGATTATCAAACCGAATGAGGCAAGACGTAAACTCGACATGGAAGATGCGGAGGGAGGCGATGTCCTACTTGCAAACGGTAGCATCGTACCGTTGACGATGGCGGGTGCAGCATATTTGAAAGGCGAATCCGAACAGGAGAACGCCGATGAACCGGAACAGCCGGAGGAAGAAACAGAGCCGGACACAGAGCAGCCGGACACAGCAACAGAACCGGACGAAACCGACGAGGCAGAGGACGAGGATGAACAGGAGGGAGGTGAATAATCATGCCAAAAAAGAGACGTTTTGATTTTACAAAGAAGAATAAACGCAACGGGAAAGTTGAAAATGTCGGCTATTTGAATTTAGAGCAGGACGAGGAGCAGAGCAGATGTTCCTTGTATTTCTACGGTGACATTGTATCAGCAACATGGGAATCCATGTGGTACGAGGAGGACAGATGCCCGCAGGACATCGCAGATTTCCTCAACCAGTTAGATGGATATGAGGACATTGACATCTATTTCAATTCCGGCGGTGGAGATGTATTTGCAGGACTGGCAATTTACAACCAGTTAAAGCGATATGACGGACACAAAGTCGGATATGTTGACGGAATGGCTGCATCCATTGCATCAGTCATCATGTTTGCATGTGACGAACTGCATTTCGCAACAGGTGCTCAAGCGATGATTCACAAACCGTTATGCATGGCATACGGAAACGCAGACGATTTCAAGGCGGTAATAAAACAGTTGAATCTCTGCGAGGATTCAATTCTTGATGTCTACATGGAACATGTGCAGGAGGGTGTCACAAGAGACAAAATTCAATCCCTCATGAGCAATGAGACATGGTTCGACAGTAAGAAGATGCAGCAGTATTTCAATGTTGAAATCGAGGAAAAGGCAGCAGTTGCAGCATGTGCATCCGACTTTTTCGAGAAATACAACAATATTCCGGAGACACTCAAGGGAATCGGCACAAAGGACATCGTCGATGCAGTGATTGCAGAACTTGAAAACCGGAACAGTGCAGCAGCAGAGGCAGAAAAACAGAGAATCGAGGCAGAAAAGCAGGAGATTCTCAAAGATTTATACCTTTACGGTATGTAAGAAAGCGAGGAAAAAACATGAATAAGGAATTACAGAAGTTACTCAAGCAGATTAACGACAAGAAAAATGAGGTCAAGAGCCTTGTGAACGACGGAAAACTCGACAAGGCAAAGGCAGCAAAAGAGGAACTCAAGGAGTTACAGAACAGATTTGACCTCCTCTATGATTTGGACGAGGAGGAGCAGGATGGCATCGAGGACAAAGTCAACAACGGAACTGCAAAGCAGGTCGGCGGGGATGTCAAGCCGGACAAAAAGAACATCGTGAAATCATTTGTCAACATTGTCAAAGCCGGATTCCTACACAAAGAGGCAGACGAGGCAGACATCAAGGTGTACAAGGATGCACTCACATCTGACACAACCGCAGGAAGTGAGGGAGAGGTCGGAATCGGTGTGACAATTCCGGAGGACATCAGAACAGACATCATCGAGTTGCGTCGTTCATCCGACAACCTTGAACAGTATGTCAATGTCGAGGGCGTAACAACCAAGACAGGAACACGAAACATTGAGGTTGATGCAGAATCAACACCATTTGACAATGTTGACGAGGCTGCGGATTTTCCGGAGATGGACGAACCGGAATTTTTACCGGTTGAGTACAAGGTAAAGAAAAAGGGTGGAATCCTCAAGATGACAGCAGAGTTACTTGAGGACACAGCATCCAACATCATGGCATACATCAACAAATGGATTGCCAAGAAAACAAAGGCAACCCGTAACGCAATGATTCTCAAGGTACTCAATGAGATGACAAAAGGGAAAGAGGTCACAGTCGAGAACCTTGACAGCCTCAAGGACATTTTCAATGAGCAGTTAGACCCTGCAATCGCTGACAATGCAGTTGTTATCACAAATCAGAGCGGTTTCAACTACCTTGACAAGTTAAAGGATAAAGACGGCAACTATATTTTACAGAAAGACCCGACACAGCAGACAAAGGGAAAGATGCTTTTCGGTGAATATCCTATCATCAAATTATCAAAGAAAACTCTTGCATCCGAGAAGATTATGAACACCGATGGTCACACAATCGACGGGTACAAGCATCCTATTTTCTGCGGTGATTTAAAAGAGGCAGTCACACTCTTTGACAGAAACGTCCTCACAATCGACCTTAATGACAAAGGTGCGGGTTTATGGGATAAGGACATGACCGGAATCAAGGTGCGTGACCGTTTCGATGTGCAGCCTGTTGACAAGGGAGCAGTCATCAAGGGTCAGATTACAGAAGTTATCAACGGGTAATATGGCAGCAGGGCGGTGAATCCGTCCTGCTATTGAAAGCAGGTGAGAACATGACGGATGAAGAAAAAGAGAAGTACAGAGGCGGTCTGATTGCTACATGCAAGACATATTGTCACATCGACTATGATGACGACATCGAAATCCTTGAATTGATGCTTGACACGACACTGGATGAAATGACGGAACTGATTCCGAATTTCGACCGGAACAACCTCACAAGCCGTCAAAAACTGCTTGCATTTATGTCCGTGAAAGAACTGTACGACAACCGTGACAAGTACCGGAGCGACACGAAAACGCTATCCGCTGCCGTTTCCTCCATGCTATTGAAAGAAATATACGGAGGTGCAGCAGAATGACAGGCAGAATCAAGATAATTCGCAAGACAACAAGTGTTGTTGACGGTAGACGACAGCAGGAGGAAAAGGAGTTTTTCTCATGTTGGTGTGATGTCAAGAGTTTGGGAACAAATGAAAAATACAATGCGTTGCAGATAGGTCTTGAGAACACAATCATGTTTGAAACGAGAGCCTGCGACAAGATGGAGGAAATCAGATTGAATCTGAAAGAGTTCTACGCAGTATATAAAGGCGTTGAGTTCAAGATATATGATGCATGTCCGATGTTCACAGACGACAGGAAATATCAGTTGAAATGTAGAGCGGGAGCATAGTGTCATAATCTGACACCGGAGGTGATGCAGTGAAAATCGAAATGGAATTTCAAGGCTTGAAAGAACTCATGAAAGCATTTGAGGACGCAGCAAGCGACGAGGACATAAAAGAGGTCAATCAAAAGATTGTAAAGCAAAGCGAACCAGTTGTGAAAAACATCATGTCCGGCAAAATTCCGAAATCGGCAGACATCAAATTATCCGGTAGAGGTTTCGGTTCAAAGTCATCCGTGACATCACATGCAGCGGACAGCATACCGATGGGAGCAGTCAAAATGAAAGACACAGGAGCAACAGCAGATGTCGGATGGGAAAAGTCGGACAATAGCGAACACTTTTATGTGAAATTCATAAACTGGGGAACTATCTATCGCCCGCCTCAAGAATTTATCTATGCAACAGGGCGTGAGGCAGATGCGGAACTGCAAAAAATCGCAGAACAGGAATATCAATCATATTTAGACAACACATTGAAATGAGGTGAGAGCATGAGCAGCAGTCCGGACATCATCAAAGATGCATCCGACGCATTGAAACCAATATCAGACAGGAAAATCATCGTGATGCAAGGATGGTATGACAAAAACATCCATGACAGACATGTGACATTGTGGGATTTGGGAGAAAACGACGAGAATTTTTCGGACGACGATGCAGAGGGAGTGACGCTGTCAGTGCAGGTCACTATATTTTCAGAGAATGACGAGGTTGAACTTGCGAGGGAAATCAAGTCACTTATGAAAGAAAATGATTTCTCATTTGACGGCAGGAACGGAGACGATTCAAAGCCGGAGGACGGAATCTATATGAAAGCACAAAGGTTTTCAAAGTTTTATGAAATGGAGGAATAGACATGAGCGAAACAGTAACACAGGTTAGCGACACAGAACAGAAGATTGTGAGGAGTAGAACTTGCGGTTGTAGAGATTTCTACATCGCAAAACTCACACAGAACGATGCGAAAGCATACGTTGCAGAAACTCCGGTCAAACTGGCAAGAGCAATCAAAGCAAAGGTTGACGAAAAGTGGAGTTCTGAAAAGATTTACTCTGACGATGGAACAGAGGAAGTCATCAATTCCTATGAGGGAACAGAAATCGAACTTGAGGTCAATGCACTCGCACCGCAGGACAGACAGATTCTTTTCGGTCAGTTATACGAGAACGGTTTTCTTGTAAAGACTGCGGATGATAAAGCACCGGAGGTCGCTGTCGGATGGAGAGAAAGAAAACTCAACGGAAAGTATGATTTCAAATGGTTATACGCCGGAAAGTTCGCAGAGGGCATCAGTGAGGAGGCAAGCACAAAAGAGGGCAAATTGTCTCCGACAACAAAGAGCATCAAGGGTTCATTTTATGAGAGAAGTCTTGACAATGCGTATGAGATTTCGGTCGACGAATCAAACCTCGTTTCCGGAGACACAAAGGCAGCAGAGGCAATCAAGGCATGGTTCAGCAAAGTGCAGGAGAAAAACGGCGGTTTAGGCTAATAAGAGGACATATAACAGGAGGATAAATCATGAAAAGAAAAATTATAGTCAATAACAAAGAGTTTACAATGCCGAAAATGTCAATCGACACATACACGGAATATCTCGAACTTGCAGAGATTGTCGACGCAAAACAGAGGTATTCAAAGCAGGACATTGAGGCGATGGGTCTTTTTATCTGCAAAGCATACGGAGACCAGTTCACCGTTGAGGAATTAAAGAATCCGGAGACCGGACTTGATGCAGCAGGATTGATTCTTGAGTTCCAGTTCATTGATATGGGAATCGCCGACGACCTCACCAAACGTATGGAGAAGATAGAGAAAAATTTTCAGAGTGGCAAGTGATACCGGAAATCGAGGTCACTTGCAGAGGTGAGAGACTTTTCATCAATTCCGTAACGGTAGAACAGTATAAAAAATACATCAGTCTCATGGAAAAGAATGACACGGAGAAATTCTCCGGAGTGATGTTTTTCAACAAAAAGATAATGCAGGAGATGTTCGGGAATGAATTGTCGCTTGCAGCAGTTGGGGAGATTGATGCAGTTGAATTTCTGACGGCAATCAAGACGGTTCATTTCATCATGCAGAACATTGTTGCAGAAAAGATGTTGAACATTGTCGAGGTTGAGCAGGTGGAAAAAGAGGCATCCGCATTCGATGACTATGACCGTGAAAATGGATATGAGGACGAGGATGAACAACCGGAGGAAAATCAATGGAAAGTCTGCGGGGAAATTGTTGACCGTGTTGTAAAAATTGCGATTCGGCTATTGAAAAACTCATACAGTCAATGCATGAAAGAGAACATTGTCACGTTGTTGGACTACTTAAAATTTGAATTAGATACAATCAACGAAAATCAGTAAGAGAGGAGGCGACCGAATGGCTTATACAAGCGTCAAAATATCGGCAGATTCGAGCAGTTATCAATCGCAAATGAAATCAGCAGCATCGCAGATGAAAGTCTTGTCTGCGGAATATACGACGGCAGCGACGAAAGCAAAGTTGTTCGGGTCGGAAACAGACAGCCTCAAGGCAAAAGCTGAATCGCTCACTCAAAAAATCACGGTGCAGAAAAACATCGTGAAATTGAACAGTGAGCAGCAGGAGAAGTTGACAAAGAAACTGTCAGACCAAAAGACAAAGCAAGAGGAACTCAAAACAAAGATTGATGCTGCAAAAGAGGCTTATGAGAAATCGACAGCAGAGACCGGAAAGAACTCCGAACAGTCAAAGGCACTCAAAGAGGAACTTGACAAGTTAGAGAAAGAGTTTACTGCAAATGAGACAGCAATCGGAAAGACAGAGACCGCACTTGCAAATCAGACAGTAAAGACGGAAAAGTCAAAAACTGCTCTCATGAACATGGAGGCAGAACTAAAAAACGTTAATGACCAGTTGAAAGATAATAAACTTGAAAAATTTGCGACCGCTTGCGATACGGCGGGAACAAAGATGGAAAGTTTCGGAAAGAAAATGTCGGTTGTCTCTGCCGGAATTGCGGGCATTGGTGCAGCATCTATTGCAGCGTTCAAAGAACTCGACGAGGGATATGACACCATAGTGACAAAGACCGGAGCAACCGGAGAGGCACTTGAGGGATTGACAAAGTCTGCGGATAATGTTTTCGGCACAATGCCGGAGGATATGTCGACGGTAGGCGAGGCAATCGGAGAAGTCAACACAAGATTCCATACAACAGGAACGGAACTTGAAAAGACCTCAAAACAGTTCATACAGTTTGCAACAATCAATGGAACAAACGTCACACAGTCAGTTGACCAAGTCGACAAAATCATGAAAGCGTGGAACGTGGATGCATCACAGACGGGAAACCTGTTAGGATTGCTCACGGCAAAGGCACAGGAAACCGGAATCTCCGTTGACACGCTTGAATCAAATGTACTTGATAACAACGCAGCGTTCAAAGAAATGGGTCTGTCATTGCCTCAAGCAATCAATTTGATGGCTCAATTCGATGCAAACGGTGTTGATTCAACTCAAGCAATGGCGGGTCTTAAAAAGGCATTACAGAACGCCACAGCAGAGGGGAAATCAATGGACGAGGCGTTGTCAGAGACCATCGGCAGCATCAAGAACGCAAAAACAGAGACCGAGGCGATGCAGATTGCAACGGAACTGTTTGGAAAGAAAGGTGCAGCAGAAATGACAAAGGCGATTCGTGAGAATCGAATCGACCTCACCAGTCTGTCGTCATCAATGGAGGAATACGGAACGACGGTCGAGGACACCTACAACGGAACTCTCGACCCGATTGATAATGCAAAAGTTGCGATGAACAACGCAAAACTGGCATTGTCGACACTGGCATCCACAGCACAGACATCCGCAGCACCTATGATTGAGAAACTGACCGGAAAGATTCAAGAGTTGACAAAGTGGTTCACGTCGCTCTCTCCGGCACAGCAAGAAACAATCCTCAAGGTCGGTCTTGTGGTCGCTGCTATCGGTCCGTTGTCAATCGGATTCGGTAAGGTGGCAAAGGGTATCTCCGACACAATAACGACCGGACAGAAATTTGTTTCCGGTGCTGCGAAAATCATTGCAAAGATAACAGCAAAGACAGCAGCCACGGCAGCAGGAACGGCAGCAGATACGGCAGGAACAGCAGCCACGGCAGCACACACGGCAGCTACAACAGCAGCCACGGCGACGACCGGAGGAATGACGGTAGCACAGACGGCACTCAATGCAGTTATGAACTTGTGTCCGATTATTTTGATTGTGACACTGATTGCCGGACTGATTGCAGCAGGTGTCGCACTATATAAAAATTGGGATAAAGTCAAAGAAAAACTGTCCGAATTGTGGGGCAACATCAAAGAAAAATTCAATGCAATCAAAGAGACCATCACGGGAGCATTCACGAAAGCGAAAGAGGCGGTCACGAATAAGGTCAAGGAAATCGGCGACAACATAAAAAACAGCACAATAGGACAAGCTGCATCGAAAGTATTCAACGGCGTAAAGGACACGGTTCACAATGTCATGTCGGCAGCGACCGAAACGGCAAAGGAAAAACTGGGGAACATGAAAACCGCCTATGAAGAAAACGGAGGCGGTATCAAGGGCGTTGTTGCTGCCGGATGGGAGGGAATCAAAGGATATTATTCAGCAGGATTTACATTCGTTGATAATTTATCCGGAGGAAAACTCTCTGAAATCAAATCAAAATTCTCTGAAAAGACATCGGAAATCAAAACAAAAGTTTCCGAGGGTTGGGAGAATATGAAAACCTCCGTCACAACAAAAATGACGGAATGGAAAACCAATGCATCAAACAAACTGAATGAAATAAAGACGAATTTCTCAACAAAGGTTTCAGACATCAAGTCCAATGTTTCGACAGGTTGGGAGAATATGAAAACCACGGTCACGAATAAAATGACCGAATGGAAAAACAATGCATCGAATAAATTGACGGAAATCAAGTCCGGATTCTCCTCAAAAGTTTCGGAGATAAAAACGAAATGGTCAACGGATTTCACGAATATAAAGGACAAGGCAACCTCACTCATGGAGACGGCAAAGTCCAATGTGTCAACGAAACTAAACAACATGAAATCCGCATACAGTGAAAAAGGCGGGGGAATCAAGGGAATCGTGTCTGCTACATTCACAGGCGTAAAGGACACGATGAACTCTCTCATGGGTACGGCGAACACTCTGACGGGTGGAAAACTCGACAGTATCAAGTCGGCGTTTTCCTCAAAAATGGGAGCAGCAAAGTCAACCGTGTCATCGGTGCTTGACGACATCAAGGGTGCATTTTCGTCAAAATTAGAAAGTGCAAAGTCTACTGTTTCGAGCGTGATTGAGAAAATCAAGGGCGTGTTCAATTTCAAGTGGTCATTGCCACATTTGAACCTCCCACACATCAGTGTAAACGGAGGAAAAGCACCATACGGAATCGGAGGAAAAGGTTCACTCCCGTCATTCTCGATTGAATGGTACAAAAACGGCGGTATCATGACGAATCCGACCGTGTTCGGAATCAACGGAAACAGTCTCATGGTAGGAGGCGAGGCAGGAGACGAGGCAATATTGCCTCTTGCGGAATTTTACAACAAATTGAACAGCATCCTTGACAAGAAACTGTATGCAGTACAGAAATCGCAAGTTGTGTATGTAACGAATCACACATACATTGACGGCGACGAAATAGCAAGCAGAACCGTGTCAAAGGTAGATGCGGAAATGGTAACAAATAAACGAAAAGGGAGGTAAAACAGGGCGATGAAAATAAACGGAATAGACATCAGAAAATATGATGCAAAGCAGTTGACCGCCGATGTGCAGCCTCCCTCTTTTGCTAATTCATACGAATGGTTGACGGGTGCAGCACTGCCGACGGAATTTGAGACAGAGGTTCAGATGGGTCATTTGAAACTGTCAATATATTTCAAAGGCAAGGACAGGAACAACATCATCCGTGCTGCATCGGAGTTCATGAGTAATTTCACAAAGGCTTGCAAGATGGAACTTGACGGCTACAAAGGAACATATATCGGATTCATCACATCAAATGACTATGAAAAAAAGAATGTGAAACAGAGGTACGTTGTAAACCTTGAATTTGACGGTTTTTTTGTCGATGACGACCTCTCAATCACATTCGACGGGAAAACCTCTGCATCGTTCTATAAAGTGGGTACAAGAGACGCTCCGTGCATTGTAGAGGTATATGCAAAAAGCACATTGACGAATTACACAATCGCAGGACTGGGAGACGACGACATCATCATTGAGAGTTTAGCAGCAGGAAAGACGGTTGTGATAGACGCAAAGACCGGACTTGTGACAATCGACGGGGCAAATGCATTCGACAAGGTGAATATGTGGACGTTTCCGGTATTAAAGACCGGAGAAACAGCACTCACATTCTCCAACACAAAGGCGAGAGTGACTATCAGATACACGCCTATGTGGATTTAGGAGGTGAGAACATTGCAGATTTTTAATGACAAAAAGAAAAGAATCGGAACATTGTCCGGGTTCAAGAGCAGGGAAATCACCACGACACTGGATTCCGGAGACAAAGAGTTGTCGTTCAGTTATCCGGCAGCGGGAGCGTTGGTTGACTTGCTAAAAGAAGAATACTATATACGCACCAAAACGGACGAATTTGTTATCAAAGCAGTCGAAAAGGGTGAACAGTTCAACAAATACACAGCCGTCCTCAATGTGGAGGAATTGGAGGGAACGCCGTTCCCGTATGGCTTTGAATCGAATGAACAAACGATCAAAGCGTGTCTTGAGTTTGCGTTCGAGGGTACGGGATGGCATGTCGGAACATGCACGGTAAAAAAGAAAAGAACTATTGACGAGCAGGAGAGCGTCACGGCATGGGATGTCCTGCAAAAGTGCCTCACAACATACCGCTGCGAGTGTATCATTCATTCACTGACAAAGACAATCGACATATATGACCGGATAGGCAGCGACAAAGGGTGCTATTTCATGGAGGGGTTGAACCTCCGGAAAATATCATTGAAATCGGACACATACGATTTTTACACAAGAATCTATCCGATAGGCAAGGACGGCATCACACCGGAGTGGCTGACCGGAAAAGATTACATCGACAATTTTCAGTATAGTTCCAAAATCAAGGCGTATGTTTGGAAAGACGAAAGATATACCAATACCACAAGTCTGATTGAGGATGCGACAGCAAAGATTGAGGAAATGTCAAGACCATACAAGGCATACACCGCAGAGGTGGTTGACCTTGCGAAAGCATCAGAGGAATACAAAGACATTCTCTCATACGGAATCGGAGATACAGTCACGCTTGTGTCAAAGAAAACGAGGACGAGGGAAAAGCAGAGGATTGTCAAAATCACAGAATATCCGGAATCACCGGAAAAGAACACGGTTGAGATTTCCAATGCGAGAAAGACATTCGCAGAGATTCAGAAAGAGGAGACGGCAGCAGCCACAGAGGAGGCGGTCTCCATCTCCAACAGGGCAACCAAGAAAGTCCTTGAGAACTATTCGACCACGGAGGAGATTGAAACCAAAATCACGGCATCGAAAGAGGCAGTCGAGGCAGGTGTTGCCTACACTCTGAAAAATTATTATACATCCGTGCAGATGGATTCCTTGATAAAAGCCACGAAAGAGGAGATTTCTCAAGAGGTAAAGCATGTTGAGGAAAACTCAATGCACAACTATGTTGTGAATGGAGATTTTTCAAACGGACTTGATGATAATTGGTACAACAGCAATGAGACGAACAATGCCGTGATGGATGTGTCCGGATTGGGAACGGTTGCGAAAATACTGAAAACATCCTCAAGCGGTTCGTATATACGGCAGAATTTAGGGAAAATACCTGCGGGAACGTACCGTGTGAGATATAAGGCAGCAACAGCAGCAGGGTACGAAAACACGGCAAGGGTGCAGGTGGGGGCGTTGGGAAGTTATTCAACGACATCCTCCGGAATGCTAAAGAGCAAAGAGTTCACGACGATTGAACGTGAAATCACGGTATCAGAGGGAACGAAATATATTTACATTTACGCATACGCACAGAACGCACCCGTGTATATCACGGATATTGAGGTATTAGGACTGTATTCATTGTATGCGGATGCAAAGATTCAAGTGACTGCGGAGGAGATAACCTCCGAGGTCAACAAAAAAGTGAACAGCGATGATTTCGGAACACTAATCACACAGAACGCATACAATGTCCGAATTGCATTTAATAAAGGCAGTTCGTACATGCAGTTTGATTCGACTGCAATCACAATGTACACCGGAACGATTACGGATAACCAAAAAAGAACACGATTTGACTACAACGGAACTCATTTCTATCGTGACGGATATTATGTCGGAAAAATCGGAACGAACACGATAAAAGACAACGACAGTCAGAGAGGACTTGTTTTTGATATTGAGTACAACGCTGCGTATATGTCATGGTCAAATAAAGAATCGCAGAATGCAGATGTGTACACGATGAAATGGTCGTACTGCACACAGCAGTGTGGAAATTACGAGGCGAACATGCTACATGCAGGGGCAGACATCAACATGCATTTCTTCACATTAAGGAATGTAAGTTTTGAGGATGGCTCAATAAGCGGAACGCTAACATTCAAACAACCTTTAGAAGTAGGCAGCGACGGGAAATTGACAAAGTGGTCAACGGCGACGCTTGAGTTCAAAAGAGGGATATTAGTGTCCGGAACATGGAGCAATGGATAAAACAGGAGGAAAAGAAATGCAGATGAATGACGAAAATATTCAGACAGAGGAAGTCAAACGAGCAGCAGAACCGGAGTATAAAATTCCGGAAGATGCTACCGACAACTCAAGACCAAACGAAACAGCAGAGGTTGTGACGAGGGAATCAGCAGAGGAGACAAACACAGAACTCTTGCAGAGTATTGACAAGAAACTTGACATGCTGCTTGCAGCACAAACAGCGACACAGGCAGCAAAGGAGGAATAATCATGAATACACCGATTGCAGTAAGAATTGAATGTGCAAAGGGAGAAATCCTCAACGCTATGGAGACGATACAGAAAAGACATGCGTTGCCTCCCTGCATCATGGACGGCGTGTTGTCGTCCGTACTGGCAGAGGTGAGGAGTGAGGCAAAGATTGAACTCATAAACTCAACAAATGCGATGATGGCATCAAAGGACGAGGAACTCGAAAAGGCAAAGAAAGCAGCAAAGAGAGTTTTGAAAACAGAACCGGACAAGGAGCAGCCGGAGCAGGATGCACCGGAGAATCCGGAAGAATAAGAAGTAAACACCGAGAGGAGGTGAGAGCATGGCAACATTGACGAAACTGACAACGAACATCAATCTTGAAATGTCCGGAGACACTAAAAGATATTTAGTATCTGCAAAGCAGGGAGACAAGGCAACACGATTCATCATCGCAAGGCTGCTCAACAACGGCGAACCGTACACAATCCCGACAGGGGCAAGAGCAGTCATCAACATTGCAAAACCGGACGGAAAACATGTATATAACACATGTTCATATTCCGGTTCGGATGTGACAGTCGAATTGACAAATCAAGCACTTGCAGCCTCCGGAACGGCGTATTGCGACATTGAAATCCGGACGAGTGACGATTCACAGGTTATCACATCCGCATCGTTCACAATGGAGATTGAACCGTCGCAGAGGAACGACAATGCGATTCTATCAGCGAATGAGTTCACAGAACTTGAGAACCGTGTCAAGGGTCACATTGAGAGTATTGACAGCACGAATGAGGCAGTCAAGAAAGCGGAACAGGCAAGAGTGACCGCAGAAAATGCGAGAGTAAAAGCAGAACAGGCAAGGGCGACCGCAGAGAATAATCGACAGCAGAATGAAAACACCCGCATCCAACAGGAGCAGCAGAGGCAGCAGGACACCTCGCAGGCGGTCAAGAATACAAACGATGCAACGGATGAATCAAAGAGGGCGACAACAGCCTGCAAAGAGGTCACAGAGCGGGCAGAGGACGCATTGCAGAATCAAGAGCAGCTTGAGGCGACATTGAACACGGCGACACAGATTCGACAGGATGTGTCACAGATGCAGACAGCAGTTGCAGAGGCAAAGAAACAGGTCGAGCAGGACAAAAAGGATATTGATGACACGATTCAAAATTCACTGCTTGCATCAGCAGAGAAAATTCTTGAGAGTGTGCAGGACTATTTCAACCGTGCAGAGGCGTTATATTCGAGCATGTATCTTGATTGTGACGGAGAAACGCCGTATCTGCGAACGGTGACACCAGTATTCATTGACGGAGCAACGCCACAGGTCAGAAATGCGAATGAGGGCGTTGATTTTGACGGAGGAACGCCGACCTCCCGACAATTAGCAGTATAATTCCATGATACTGGAAACAGACGGCGAAACGAACACAAAGGAGTGATTGTGTGATATATTCCATAATCACGGAGCAAAGGAGGTTGAACAATGGCAGCAATCAGACCATGCACCGGAACAACGGCAGACTGGAAAGCAGTTGAGGACACTCTGATTCTCAAGGAAAGAGAAATCGGAGTTGAGATTGACACATCCGGTCATTATCAAATCAGACAGGGAGATGGTAAAAAGAAATTCTTTGACCTGCCGATTATCGTCAACAATGCCCGTTATGAGGAAATACTGACATTGACACAGGGATATATGAACACCGTGAACAATTTCAGCAAGAACATGACAGAGGCGACGAACAGTGCAAACGGTGCAGCAACAACGGCAAACAATGCAGCGTCGACAGCAAGTGCAGCAGCAAAAGCGTGTCAAGGCATTGTGAACGGTCTCAACACTATGGTTGACACCGTCACAAAGAAATCATGTGTCCTCACGGTTGAGGATGGAATTTTGACGATAAGGGAGGCGTAAAAAATGGCAAGTGGAGACTTGATTGTAAAAGTAGCAGACAAAGACACACTCGACCGCACATATGCGAATACAAACGCTATACTGGCAGCAGTCGGGGAAGATGTAAGAATAAAGGGTGTAAAGCGTTACGGAATGAAAATCAACAAAAATGACAGCAATCCGGCGACACGATGCACATATCTTTTCGATGCGGTGGGAATGACACCCGCTGCGATGAATTATTCTGCCGGACGATTCGATTTCGGAGACTGGGGAAACGTCTTTTTTGTAAAGAACAATTATCCGGCAATGGTCAAATATGACGGTACAGAAGATTATAAACTCGACCCGAACGACCACACAAAGAAAGCAGACGGAAAAACGGCATCCGATGTCTCAAACACGGCATACGGAGGAAATGCAATGAGCGTATTCGATGGCAGCGGTGACAAGGGCAAGATTTGGCTCTCACAGTTTGAGGTCGGAAATTATGAGTACATGATTATTTCAAACGTCCAGTACGATGAATCATACAACGATGACGCATATGTCAGAGAGGACGGCTCACATGCAGACAAACTCTATTTCCCGATGTTCGGCGGTTCGTATGACGGAACACGCATCCGCTCACTTGCAGGACAGGCACTCATGTATAACACAAACGCATCAACAGAGATTGCAAGAGCAAAGGCAAACGGTGCGGGATGGAATATCGGCTCATGGAGCAAACGAAACCTGTTGAATTGCATGCTCAAGATTATGTCAAAGACAGACAATTCACAGACTGCATTCGGACAGGGTCAGACATCCGGATATGTGAACGATGCATCACAGAATTACGGGCATCTTGCAACCGGAACGCTCAAGGACAAAGGACAGTTTTTCGGATATAACGACACAACACATGAGGTCAAAGTGTTCTACATTGAAAAATGGTGGGGCAACCGTTGGGATAGAATCAACGGTCTGTTGATGGTAGGCGGTGAAATCCTTGCAAAAATGACACCTCCGTACAATCTGACAGGAAAGGACTTTGAAAAGGTCGGAATCACATTCGCATCATCCGGCAGCGGTTATCAGAAAGGAACAAAGTCAAGCAGATTCGGACGCATTGTCAATTCAATAGGTGGCAGCAGTAGCACATACATATGTGATTATTTTTGGTGGAATGCCGGAATTACTGCGGTCGTCCTTGTCGGCGGTGGCTGTGGCAGGGGCGAGGACTGCGGTGCGGATTGCTTGGATTTGTACGTTTCTGCGGGCAATGCGAGCTGGAACGTCGGTGCGTCCGTTTTCTTAGAACAGCCTATCGCTGCGTAAGCAGCAGGGGGGAGGAACGGAGGGGGAACGCCTCCGCTATTCCCGCCGTTAGGCGGTGTGGTCGTTTTTAGAAAAAATGAATATAGGGATATAGGGTGCGGTGTCGGGCGGTGTTCCTGCTCCCTGCGGTCGCCCTTGTCGGCGGTAACTGTAACAATGGCGAGAACTGCGGTGCGGATTACTTGAATTTGAACAATTCTGCGGGCAATGCGAACTGGAACATCGGTGCGTCCAATTTCTTCTCATATCGGAGCGTTTAATCAAATGCAGCCTATATCCCACGCCACAAGGCGAAAATCATTCCGGATATAGGGTCGGTTGAGTAAGCATCCGCACAAAAACCGATAGGAGATAAGAAAATGCTATATGAGAAGTTACAACAACCTATATGAACCAATGTTGCAAGACGACTACATAAAACAGCGTTTTATAAATGCATCCAAAAAGAAAAAGAACAGGAATGATGTGCGGGAGGTATTAGAGAATCTCGATGAACACACAGAACTCTTGAAAAAGATGTTGACAGAGGAGTTGTTCATTCCGGACTATCACAAACCGAGCATCATCAACGAGAGCAGCAGCAAGAAAACACGCCGTATATTGAAACCGCATTACAAATATGAGCAGGTTATTCATCATTGTGCAATAGGTCAGTTCAAACCGATTGTGATGAATGGATTGTATGAATTTTCCTGCGGGAGCATACCGGACAGGGGCGTTCATTACGGGAAAAAGTACATGCGGAAATGGCTTGATTCATACGACGGGAAAAAGTTCTTTGTTCTCAAGATGGATGTACACCATTTCTTTGAATCCATAAACCGGAGAATCCTCAAGAGAAAACTCAAAGCAGTAATTCGGGATAAACGGTTTTATAGATTACTCTGCATACTGATTGAACATGACAAAATAGCACTCGTTGCAAAGATTTTGACGGATGCAGGTGTTGAGATTGATGCAGAACAGACGAAAACGCTTGTCGGATGCATAGCATTTGACGACATCTCCGGAGCGTTGGAGATATTGAGGGAAATCGGCATCACAGAGGAGATGTTCGAGGAACTGAAAGAAATCATTGAGGAGATGCGAAAAGGCGTTCCGTTGGGATATTTCACATCACAATGGTTCGGCAATTTTTACTTGAAAGCACTCGACCACTACATCAAAGAGGAACTCCATGCAGAACATTACATGCGATATATGGACGACATGGTGATACTGGGAAAGAGCAAAAAGAAACTGCACAAGATGCATAGAGCAATA